CCGAACTACCAGAAGATCCAGAGGTACCAGAGGAACCAGAAGTACCAGAGGAGCCCGAAGTGCCCGAACTACCAGAAGATCCAGAGGTACCAGAGGAACCAGAAGTACCAGANGNNCCCGANGNACCAGAAGNACCNGANGAACCAGAAGTACCNGAGGAACCAGAAGTACCNGAGGAACCAGAAGTACCNGAGGAACCNGANGANCCAGANGTNCCNGANGAACCAGAAGNNCCAGANNTNCCAGAAGNACCNGAGGTACCGGAAGAACCCCCTCCTGTTATAAATCCTGCTCCAGTTATAGAATCATAAATTTGCCCTGTTGTTAAACGTAAAACATCCGAAAACTCAGAAGGCCCCTCGGGCGTTAAGGTTCTGATTGAGATATCATAATCTATATCTGAAAAAACAGAAAATTTAGCATAAGGCTCAAACTCTGTAACAAGGAATCCCGATAGGTTTTTGGCTACAAGGCTTCCAGTTACCCCGCTAATTAAAGACGCATAATAAGGAGCGTAACCAGCGCTACCCGCGGAAGACTGATCTGACGAAGCCCTTCCTCCGGTGGCTGCGTCAGCATAAGTACCCGAGTAAACATAACCAGATAAAAGACCTCCTGAAGGATAAAACACAAAATCGCCATGATCTCCACCGTCCGCTGGGTTCCCCGACCACTCTACCCCAAAATAAATTTGATTTGACTCTGTAAACCCTGAAGCAATAGCTACCTCATGGATTGACTTTTGCCCCGTGGCTTCTCCCGGCGGCAATGACTTAGTGTTATCTAAGAGCAATGTATGAGCTAGCCACTTAATACCATTGCCCGTTGAAGGATCGCTTCCCGGATTTATTTCTGTATAAGGCTCAAAAATAGGGGTAGCCGACAAACCACTATAAGCTACATCATTTAAAGTCGAATTTAACTCTAAAAATCTCCTATCCAGCCTACCGCTCCCAGTGCCGTGGACAAAACGATTAACTCCTTTAACAAAAGGAGTGGTGGCATAATAAGAATTAACACTATCAACGAACTTTCCGCTTTCCTCTAGTCGTACTTCATACTCTAATGCTCCGGGAAAATTTTCTCTATGGCATTTTACAATGGCCTCTGTGCGAACATACTCATTAAAAAGGTCTTGACTTGGGAAAACTTTTCCACTAATCCCAGAGGGCCGTAGCTTAAAAAATAAAGGCTCTAGAGGCAACGGCTTGATAGAACTAGGATACAAATACGATTGACCCGTACCAAACTGATCTTCTGCAACTATTTGACAAAAATACCCCGAATCCATCGGAAAAGCAACATTAAGCGTCCCGTGAGAAAGAGGGTTATAAGTCTCCCCGAAATTAAACCTTTGGCTATAATTGTAAGAAGCGATACCGGAACCGGTCAAATCCAAATTAAAATTATTAATATCGGTAGACAAATAAACCGTAGCCGCCCTNATACCGGAAGTTTTTGTATAAGCCGGAGAAAGCTGAACGCTTCTTCCTGCATAAGAAACGGTCATTCCGGTAATATCAGGGCTTGGAGCGGTTAACAAATACTCTCCAGTAGCGGTACGCCCATAATAATCAACAGACTCTGCTCGCAACCTAAATGTCCGAGGATCCATCCCTATCTTACCCGCTCCTCCCGCAGTTCCTGAAGAGTGCAAATCTGTAAAAACAGTATCCCCTATAGCTTGATCAAAATAATTTTTTATATCAGAAACAGGAAGCGTCAAAGAATTCGAGCGATACCCCGTTGTCAACTCTCGTATAAGAAATCCCGTTTCATCCAACAAATAAAGGTTAACACCCCTAAATGCTCGATTATTCTTCAATCCGACTTCGCCTATAACTTCCTCAGTAGAAGGATTTAAAATATTCCACGAAATCAAAGGGGAAGATGTAAAAAACTCACCACTGGCCGCTGTTGCCCCTTGTAGAATTCCCGATGCTCCCGAAAAAGGAACTAAACTAGTGTCATATGGAAAAGGCTCCAGATTAGGGTAACCCTTTTGCTCATTAGCTACCTGAAACCCTGACACCGGAAATGCGGCCCCATAGTTTTCAGGGATAAAAAGATGTTTTTTAGAAAAAACAGGCATAATTATTCGTCAGGCGCTCCTGTGGCCTGTAAAACATAATCAGTATCAAACCTATATATGAAATACTCCACCTGTGTTTGTTCATATTTATCCCCTAAAAAGACGTAAAAATTTGTATTGTCATGACCTCGTAATATAATTGTTTTCTTTTCCCCTCCCGCATAAACATCTACAAGATATCCTCCTGTATTTTGAGCGCTGACCGCAGGTTGTGCCTCCGCTCTAAGGTTGTCAAAATTAACAAATACCGCTAAATCTGACTCGCTTGTCCTCTCGGCAAAAGAAACATTATAAACTAGCGACTCTATCGCTTTTCCAGTGATATTTTCTGTACTAATGTTGCCAGCGAGTGCTTTTGGTCTATCTGAATCTGTAATCAATGTAATCTCCGGTTGAGATGCCTGAGTATCAGTTAAATTGTCGCTTGAATCTACCGCGCCAAACTTAGATCGATTATAAATTAAAGCATTGACCTGAAAATCTCCCGGAGACTCTTCCATCACCGACAAAACACGATACTCTATTTCTTCGATCTGAAAACTTACATTAGTGTTTTGCAATGACCAAACAGTTCCTTTTTGGACGAGCCCAAAATCTTCGTCCTCTTTTTCTTCGATGGTAATTTTATTAGATGGCCCCCCTTCTGCGCCTTCATTAACACTAACAGATTCCACTGTAAATTGCTTTATTTGCGGCGCCCTCGTTTTGTCAATTTCTGCTTGACTAATCCCTTTTCTATCGCCCAAAGCAGATTGTACCCCCTCTTTATTAAGTTGTTTGATTTTTTTAGAACTTTTAGGAGTTAAAAGTGTAATCTTCTGCCCCACCACATCTTCAGCCACTCCTTGATCTAACGTCACAGCACTGCTGGCATGATCTACATCAATCAACCTGCCCCCATAACGCCTCGTATTCTTAAGTTTATCTTGAACCTTAATAACGTCTCCGGGCCTTAAATAGGAAGCTTCTGCGCCCGAACTGAATTGAATGAGGTCATTTTCGGTTTGGTTAGTAAATAAAAACCATTTTCCAAGCCTATGGGCTTGGGACCTAGAAGTACATCCCAACGCTATAAGCTTTTTCTCCAAATGTCCAAACTTACGCACCCCCGCCGCATCCTCAACATACTCTACTTTTGGCTTGAAGCTGTCACGTTCATCATTATATCTCACTAGCACGGTAGTAAAGCGCGTAGTTTTAGCTGTACCAGCATAATTAAAAATACCGTCTTTTACATTAGCGTTCGTAAACAACAAAACGGCCTCTCTAATCTGATCGTTGGATACAAAAACAAAACCGTTATTCCAATAAAGCATTCCTCTAAAAACAGCAGCCAAATCATTCAAAGCATTATAAGCATCCTGCTCCCGATCCAAATAAACGTTGGTGGAAAACCTTGGTTCCAACAAAGGTTGTGTTTTATCGGATTCGATAGCCACTTTACCCTGAGTGATGTCCCTGTACACAGGAAATCCCACTGTGTAGTCGTCTATAAAATCGCGTCCGGAATCCCCATCCTCAAAATTTTCATTGTCTTTTATATCATAATTTTGCACAATATAGTTATGCAACCATTCATAGGCGGAGAGGTTGCCATTATTTTCTGTTTTAAATTTTTCTCGTAACCATTCGGTTGTAACATCTCCGCTGGTTTTTTTATATTTCCTAAAGACATATTCAGGAGAAAGCTCTCGAAGCAAATCAAAAGTCAGCTTTTCTGCTCCGCTGGTCTCATCATATTTGGGATTTGCCACCCGGCGCCTAAATGCATAATCAATTTTGTTGTCATCACTTTTCTTTAATTTAAAAAAGGCAGCTGTCGCTCCAGTTTTAAAACCTGCTTTTTGAAAAAAAGCTGCCCCTCTCTGGGCAACGCTATCATCAATAGTAACCCTATATCCATTAGGAGCTATTGTGAAATCAGAAGGGGGAATTTGCGATCTATACCCCGTTTCCACTAGCGCGTCACAATATTTACCAATTGCATATAAATTCCACTTATCTAATATCCCTTCACCAAAACCATATTTTCCTAATCCGTAACGCGAATTGGTAACCAAGTCATAAAAAATCCATGCGGGATTATTAGACCAATATTTATCTATTGAGAACTCTCCAGTCCAATTGCCACTATATTCACGTGTATCCGGATTATAATTTGTGGGAACCTTAATTTTAGTTAACTTAAGATCAAAAGTTCGCTTTGGTATTTGGGAAAAAGCTCTTGCATCCACAATGGTTCCTATAATCGCAGAATGCGGGTAAGATAAATTTCTTGTCACCAACTCGCTTACATAGCTTACTCCCGCTGAACGCCCCTGAAACCATCGACTAGGAGCACCATGTTCATCGAGGGGCAAAAGGTTCATATTAACTATCGTTATCTGTCTGTCTCTCCCCCTCTCGAACAAGGGCAATTTAAAAACATAAGAACGAACATAGCTATCACTAGATTTACCATAAATAGGCGCAAAAATATGTACTTGGGAGCCACCATCACCTACCATGCGATTATCATCCGCATAGCCTATTTTGATAGCAAAATCTATACTTGTTTCATGCGAATTCCCCTCCTCGTCATGAAACGCAGCCACAGCCATTAACCCCACCTCTATGTCAGTAACATTATCATTCGTGATAGTATGTTGATACTTAACGGGAGCTATCTCAAATGCCCTGCTCATAACATCATACCATTCGGTCGACCCATCGGCACCCTTACTACTTAAATAAAAAGAAGGAGAATTGCTCTGAATGCGCCTCCCTCCCAAACCATAACCACCCATTGGACGATCCATCTGCCAATCTATATCGTACCACTTATTCTCCTTTACCCCCGGAGGAATGGTTTGCCCGGCTGCTTGCTGAAAAGGGACCTTTGTGTAGCTCCATTGTGTTACCTGACCCCCCGTTAACCCGGGCACCTTTATTTGTGTTGGTTGCCCCCACACTGCTTCATAATTATTCCTGTTCAGGGGAGGTAAATGGAGCCCCACATTAAAAGTTTGAGAAGACGCTCGCAAAGATAAGGCTCGGTTAGCGCTATCAGCTAATAAACCTTGATTTTCTGTTCCGTACTTGATTTCTGCGAAAGCACGCGCATAATTTAAGGTATTGCTGTTGGTGTTTTTAATAGGGACGTCATTTAGATAAATTCCCCGAAACCCATCTTCGTTTTTTTCTAAAGACCCGGGAGCTGTTTCGTTTGTCAGTTGAATTAGGTTGCCCCTTGCATCACATAGCCCTGCTATTTCCCCTTCGCTTATCAAGTCTATACATTTATAGACACTAACTGACTCTAAAATGAGATTGGTAGGGTCTACATTGGGGATAACAGTAGTATTTGTGAAACTTGTTTCATACCATGTCTTAATTTCAGAGGAGACAGCGACCGGAACATTGTCCGGCTTTTTCAATCGCGGTGCTGGATCTGGACTACTCGTCAGAACTATTGGTGACTCAACCAGTTCTTCCTCATCTAACGGCTCAACATAAAAATTTTCACTATTTTGGGTTTCAGTGGTTACTTCTTCTCTTGTGTCAGAAACCGAGTCCTCTACCCCTATAATAGGATTTTCTTCCTCTTCTGGTCTCTGATTATTATTATCTTGAGAGTCTGGCAAGGTGCCAGATGATGGATCGCTAGGCTTCTGTACCGGGATTTCTGGTAAGTTCGAATTTGAATCTTCGACAACTATTGTGTAGGGGGTCCCATCTACGGTCTCGGGAGGACGGATATTTCGTCCTTCTAATACCGGCACCACAACCAACTCACCATTTACTGTCAAATGCCAACGGTTCCCTATGCGCACAGGAGTTGTATTATTATAAATCATTTTAACGTAAGGTGCTCATCCTCGCCCCATGGACTGTAAGCGTATTAATGTCCCCCATGCCATATATTGTAGCCGTCGAATCCTTCTCCTTTTCATCAGTAAATTTTTTCTTATCCATCGCACTCATAGAAGATGAAATCACCTTGCTCCCAGTCCTCATTCTCCCGTATCCTACAGGAACAACCTGCCCTTGAGACGCCACGTTTTCAGCTGACCCAAAAAGAAAAGATGTAGTGTTCACAGCCTGAGGGTCATCCGGGGCCATCAGCTTTGATATTAAAATACTAATGCCCATAGAAATCACCGCGGTAATAAGCGTATCTAGCACGAAAACCGCCGCCTCAAAGGCAAATGTTGCCGCCTTAAAGCCAACAGCTTTCGCAATTGAGGTGGCTATGGCTGTGGTTGCTCCCGCCAAAACAGGCAATATGTCTACTCTTTTACCACGAATATTAGTAAAAACAAAGCTTTTATTATCAACCAATTCTCCGTCAACAAATATAGCAAAGCAGTTTCCCCGGTTTTTCAGGAGAAAAGACCGAAACTTGTGAGTGTTATTCTCAAGTGCACTGAAGAGCTCCACAAAATTTTTAACCTTCAAATTCCACTCTCTTCCCAGTAGCGCACCAAGCCACCCTTCTATTCTTACAGTCGTCATAATATTTGTCGAGTTACCATCGCGCCTCCTTCCTTTAAATTGGCATGGTTTGAGCTAAACTTCATGTTTTTTCTAAGAAAACTATCATTAGACTTATCCACGCTACTAATAGATGCCGAAATCACCTTACTTCCAGCCATTAACCGCCCATAAGCTATAGGAACTGGGCTTCCTTGAGCAGTTACATTTTGAGGCCCCTGAAAGACATAACTGGTTGTTGAAATAGCGTCAGGATCATCTGGACCACCTATAATAGATTCTACCAACAAGTGTATACCGTAAGAAATCAAAGCATACCCGCCAATAACAACCAACGCTGCAATCGCAGTTTGTACCCCCGTCCCCGCAGCCGCATACCACGCCGAATATTTAGCCAAAAAGGCAGTTACTGTCGCTATCGCCTTGATAAAAGCAGGCCAAAAAACAACAGCTCCTGCCAAAACCGGAACGATATGAATACTTTTTCTCACTTTTTTATACAAAGATTCGGCGCTCTCTAATGGCTTTCCGTCAACGATAATTACATAGTGGTTTTGGTGCTTTATAATACTTCCTAAAAAATTCCCCGTATTAGCATGAATGGCCCTCAAAGCGTCTGCCACCGTACGCACACTAAGATGCCACTTCTTTTCTAACTCGGCTGCTATTTGACCTTCAAGAAATACCGTAACCACAATACATTATACACTTTTAAATTGAAAAATAAATCGTTTCTTCCCTCACAGGGTTATACAATGAAAACTTTTTATCCCTCACAGAAAATATCAAAAAGTCTATAAGCGCATTCTGTGACATCTCTATATCCATCGAACTAGGGTTACAAGACCCCTCAGGATGAGAATGGAAGCAAAAATCTATTTTAGACTTATTAAAAATACCAAAATAGTCTATAGGATCCACCAAAAATCCTGTTTTTTTGTCAGGCGCTATGTTTTTTAAAAAAAATAAACTGTTTTTTACACCTAATCCGCATATCTCACAATTATTTAACAAAGAAAGGCGTGTTATAAGTTTTAAAAAATTTAATTTAATTGGTGTATCGATAAGCTTCAATTGATGGAAAGCCCCCAAAAGGCAAGCCGTTACTTTCGGCAAACTCCTCGTATCTTAACCTGCAAGAAAACAAAGTTTTTCCACACTGATCCTCTCTCCAATATTCGCTCTTGTAACGAGGGTCTTGAGCTGTATAATGATCCTTGATACATATAAAAAACCTATCTAAAGAAACCCCCGGATTCACAGCCCCATCTTCTGGTTTAGTAAAACCTGTAGGCATTTGTGGCTTCACACGGACCATATCCCCCACCACATAACCAACTGTACCCACTGCCCCCGCAGCCAACGTGCCCCCCGTAGTAGGAGTCCTTAAACCGCCATATTTTATCTCCCCTATAGTGCCCCCATAGTTAACAGTTGCGCTAACCAAAGAAGTTGCGTTTTTTTCTGCTGTTTCACTTAGAACCACCAAAGAATCATCCGTGAATTTAATTGTTCTTCCTCGTGATATTTTAGCTGTAATACCCACATCTCCATCCTCATTATCGGCCACCGCTCCCACCGACAACGTACCAAGGATAGAAGTGGCACCGCTACTAGCCGTCGCAGACACTTCCAATTCCCCTCCCCCCGTGAATATAATAGTTTGACCTGCGTAAATTATTCTGGAGGTTGCATCAACGGTCAACCCGCTGAGAGTATAATCTCCTGCAACATAACCGCCCACATTATCAATCTTAACAGTAGCCCCAACATTAATAGAGGTAGCCTCATCGTTAGCTGAACTGCCTGTAATCACAGTGGTAAACCCACTATGATCATAATCATAAGCCCAATTAAGCCTCCCAAGATCATAACCCCCGCTCCCTATAAACTCCTTATCGTTCTCGTCTGCCACCACTATCCCCAGATTAGCCGCAAGGTTTTCCTCGTCCGATTGACCTGCTGCAGCGCTTTCTTCTAAAAAATACGCCGCCCCCTGCTTAGATAAAGCCACGGGACCAAGCATTCCCCCCTTTCCCCCTCTCCTTTGCCCATACCTACATCCTATCCCTCTATAATGCCAAGGACAGTAATTAGCGATCATAGTACGAGCTGGGAGCTTAGCGTTCTCCATCTCCAAAGGGGAAACAAGCTCAAATTCAATAAAATATTTGTTTTCGGTTACTTTGCGATTAAATACATATACATCATCATCAAAGCGAGAACTTGGATCCGAAGTCGCAAATGGATTTATGCCCTCTGGAAAATTTTCTTCATCTATATACTTCAGAAAAATTCGCACCCTCTTAAACAAACTTCCAACCAAATCATCTCGACGCTTAATTAAATCAGTAATAACCCCCTTTGGATTAGCCACTATTAATTTTGGCCTAGGTAACTGTCCATCCCCTCTAGATTCAAACCCATCAACCTCAAAAGGTATGGCAAAATATGTATGCGGAACCTTAATGGTGTTGCCGCCGGATTGTTCGATTACCTCAGATAAAACAATATCTTTTTCAATTATTTTACCTGCGTGAAATCTTTTGATGCCGTCTGACCCTCCCAGTTCTACCTCGTATAATTCTATGATTGTATCTGGAAGCAGGTCGCTTATTGCTTGATTATGTGATTGTGATGACATTTTACTTGAAATAAATAGGGCCAGCAAACCCATTTCCGTCAGCCCCATAAATGTTCGTCTTAGAGGGAATCAGATCTGCTCGTGTGCCGAGCTCTGTTGTTTTGATGTGCAAATATTTATTCATCAAATAACCAGTTACACACGCTCTTTCCCCCTCAGTTAAGGTACGATTATATATTAAAATTTCCGCTATAGCTCCATGAAAACCCACTTGTTGATTAGTGTCGATTTGACTTGCTCCTATAATTGGCTCATCAATAAAATTAAAAGTGCGCTCCGCAAAACTCTCCTGCCCCATAGGGCTGCCTTGGTTTCTAGCACGATAAACAAGAGATTCTTGCGTGCGTGTGGCTTTTAAATTATAAGACCATGCTCTATAGGCGGGCAATTTATCCCCATTATTAAACAAAGCCCAATCCTGAAACTGGAACATGTCTGTTTTCTTTAAACCCATGGTTTCCTGAACCAGATCTGTCTCACGACCATAATACTGAGACATGTGACGACTATCAAGTGCCGAAAAGCGCGTAAAGCCAGTTTTATATGTAGGGGTCTTGTTCCCTTTGCCTCCTGCAAAAACAAGGCCAGTCGTATTGTTTGAGTTTGTCACTTTATTCCATTTGTCTGCATAAAGCATATAAAAAACCTCAAAACCGTTCATTAATGAAGAAAGTTTTGACCATCCTTTGGTGCCCTTGGTAATTGTGGTTGTTGCCTCAGCTCCCGAAGTATAAAGCTTGCCTGTTAAAGTCACTTGTGATACTGAAGCCGCAGCAGAGCTACTCAAGACAAATTTACTGACCGTCGAGGTTTCGCTGCCTTTCTCAAAATGAATTGTTGTGCCGCTGGCCAATCCAACGCCCAAAGAAGCCACTTTTAAAGAGGTTGCTCCTGTTGTAACGTTCTCATCTACCGTAATATCATTTCCTGTAGCACCCTTTAGCTTAAAATAATCTGCTGCACTAGCTGAAGTGGGATAAAAGTAAACATAATTTTTAGAATTAAAATATGTATCATTTAAAGGCGAAGGGTTGCTCGCGGTTGCCGAAGGCTGGTTAGCCCCTCCAGCTTGAAAAAAGATAGGAGTTGAGCCAGCCGTGGTTTGTTCAAGGTAAACATTAGGATCATTTTTAGATGTCCATTTTCCAACACCTGTGTTATTGGCTATTGCCCCAGCACTAATGTCTACAATATTAGAAGTATCTTGAGCATCAAACTGCGCCACCAACCCCTCTATATTTGAGGGATTAAAGAATCTAGGCCCAATAAACAACATCTTGTCTCGAAAATTTGTTGGCGTATAATGAGCCGTACCGCTATAATCAAGAATACGAATAGCCTTCCCCGGCACCCCTCCTAATCTCCCCCCTGAATTACCCTTATCAAGGCCAAAGGGGTCGTTTGCGTTTGCATCATCTTGTTGCCCTGTTTCCCCCACACTTCCGAATATACCACCATCCCCTCCTGCGGCCTCCTTTAAAGGGTTATCGACTCCCTGCCCGTTTCCGGGCCTTTTTAATGTTCCATCCTGTGCATTAAAGGCCATCGTTCCAATGCGGACATTTTCCGCGCCTTTCCCCGCTATTACTACTCTTTTTCCGCCTGCTGAATGAATTTCCTCTTTCGATACGTAAATCGGTGCGAATCCGGGAAGGGAGATGTTTATTCTTTTAATAATACCGCTGCTGAATCCCTGTCCACCTCCCCCAGCACCCCCTGAATGTGTCCCCGCAATATCGGCCCCACTCAACTCTACCTTCAAACGCGCAGTGCCCCCCGTAACCTTCTGACCATTTCCTAAATAAGTATTGGCCGTAAGCTTGCCTCTCTGTATAGCACCCATTACACCAAGATCCTGCTCATCTATAGCTTGTGTAGGATGCATGGACTTAAGTGCATTAAACCAATCCCGTCTACCAGCCCTTGAAGTAGAGGTCAACACGTTGCCAGAAGCACCGGTCCACGACAACTTAAATGACTGCTCTGCATTAAGGCGGTCTCCAGCACCTCCCCCTCCTCCTCCTGCCAAAATCTGTGCTGAATAATCTTTTTGTATTTCAAATTTAGCAATGTCTTTGTGAGTAATACGAATGGCGTCCCCACCTTTTTTACCTTCTGAGGGATCTATGAATTTGCCTACCTTGTAAGACAGCTCAGGTTTATTTGCAGCAGTTGCATCTGCTTTGTCGGTACCAACAAACGTGAACCCAGCGTCACCCCCATCCCCCCCTTTCCCAACCACAGTAGAAGCCCCCTTCATAATGAGAATAGTTGGGGTTTCTGCAATAGGCTTTTGAAGATTAGGATCAGCTCCGGGTCCGGCATCTGCTGGGTTCACAACCCCTGTTAATAATTGATAACCATTTTCAATAGCACCTAAATTAGTATTACAGGTACCCACGGTTCCCACGGCTAATGTAGAGGCTACCACGGCGGTCCCAGCGAGAGATGTATCTCCCGCACTAGCATCAGCACTTAATGTGAAAGTGTCATCTCCAAAATAAACAATATCCCCATTTTCAAGAAGGGTAGTCACAGGCTCAATAGACATAGTTGATGCCCCGTTTGCCAAAGTACTGCTCAGAGTAACGTTCGCATCTTGGGTGGTTGTAGCCGCTCCAACAACATAATTATTTCGTATTACATATTGAACGCCTGTAAAATTATCTGCATATATCCCGGTAGCAGGGGAGGTCCCGTCTTCCCCTCCGACCTGTTCAACCATATTTCTATTTACTAGCGCCTCATCAAACTTACCGCTCAAATTAATGTTTATTTCACGATCATCCAGATATATCACTAAGGGTTGTTTGGGGCCGGTAGGAACTTTAATGCGATCTTGCGTATAAGTAGTAGATCCAACGGCTAATCCAGTCTCGACATCTTCAGATACTATCTGGTTAAGATCGTTGGTTCCGCTGCCATACACCCACATTGAATTATAGCCTACGCTGCCAGCCACCCCTTGAAACTCTGCTCGCATTCTATAATAATAATCTTTGTCAAATCCAAGTAGCCCCGTATGCATGTAAGAACTAGGTTGTCGCACCCCAGTATTGAGTGGATCTTCTAAAGGTATACGATCTCCGGCTTCCTCAATAAGACTAGGGGGTACCATAGCTCCAGTGTACAGGTTAGTTTGCACAGTATTTCCACCGTACGTATCTGTAATATAACGATAATTGACATTAAAATAATCAACGCCCGTCCAGTTACTGTTATCTTCTGAATTTTGTATGGTATAGCGAGTCGCATAATAACCACTTTCAGGTACACGCCACGTCAAAAGGTTTCTTGGATAACCTGAGCTTGTGTCATAAATCCCTGTTTTTATTAAAAATCTTTCAGGGTGACCCGGATTGTCGTCCACAATCCCCCTATACGCATTGCCGGTCCCAAGTCCCGTCACATATCCCGTTATTCCTAGTGTAATTGGACCGCTAACATCTGTTACTCCATCTCCTTGAGTAACACTCTTAATAGAAAGAGAGGTAGTATAAGTCCCATCACCAAATGGCCCTGTACTAGTAACGGGCCCCGAGATATTATCCATGATCCCATTTAAATAAAACGGAATAAAAGCATTTTGGCCGGGATTAATTGAAATGGGTTCATTTATTCCACTAGGAAATTCAAAAGCCTTGAAAGCATCGTTGCGTTCAATCGTCGTTTCAAGAGCATAACGACCACTATTGGTTAAATAAAACCCCGTTCGCATAGAAAATCCTGTTGCGACGTATGTAGACAAGCCCGTATTGGATACAAATACATCGTTCTCTGGCCTTTGTTGAGTAGAAATCGCCCCCTTGCTTCCCAACACAGGCCTGTTTACCACAGTAATTAAAGTGTTAAACTCCTTCTCTGCCGTTAAATAATCTATAGGAAACTCTAAAAATTCTACGGCTATATCATTATTGTTTTTAAATTTTAATGAGTGATTCCATCTTTGACAAATAAAAACCTTGTCCGAAAAATTATAAGGGGCTGGCAATGTAAACCTAATTAAATCAGAACCCCTGTGATGTTCTAAAAAATGAATGATAGCCTTGGCCTCCTTGTCTGTGCGTCCAGTTAACTTAAGAGAAAAGGTTAACAAATTTTTATTTAACCCATCTTTCATTCTAACATAAAACTCGTTTTGAAGTTGAGGTTTTGTAAAACGCGGGTTTTGTTGAATGCTTAACCCCGCTTCTATATCAAAATAAAAACGATCTTTGGCCCAAAGGCTCCCGTCTCCTGTCGGACTGTTATAGCTATCAGAACTTATGCCTGTTGTAGGCGCATCCCCTGTAAAATAATACCACCCAGACTGCAAAGGGGTCATTTCAACAGAATCTGCTGCATTTGTTGATTTAAAAAAGACAGCGTCGTGTTTATGGTACGCTGCTCCAGTAGGATTATAATCTTGACGCGTACCGCTCCACGGAACCGCAAAGCTTTGCCAATCAGTTAAACTTTTAGTTTCATTAAAAAAAGAAGTAGATACCGTATTGACATCAGGAGAATTGTACTGATGCTCAAAATTCTCTACAAAAAATCTTGCCTCTAAATCATATGGACTGAAAGGTGTCCACTTTATCCCAGTATATCCCCCGCTTGGACGTTCCCCTTTGTTAAATGAATCGTCTAAAAAATGCAACAATGCTTTTGTTTCTTTATCCGTTCTCTTTTCAAATGAAACATCAAAGGTTGCTTTTAAGGCGTTTTCGCTTCGATTAAGAAAATTAAAGTAACCGTCTCCATATTTAACCCCATAATAACTTGTGTCATAACTCACTGATGCCCCATAAGAGGGCTCAAAGTAAAAATCTTGTGTCCAGTTGGAAGTGGTGGCGATAGGGGTGTTGGATGCTGCTGCCACTTGACTCGTGTTGCCGGTATAATAATAATGGCCGGATTGAGCTTCTGTGCAAGTGGTTTGTGTTGCACCTACGCTATAACCGCTAAAATAAACAACGTCATTTTTTTCATAAGTAGTCCCAAGTGCAAAGGGCTCTATGCCTTGAATACTGGTTGCTCCGGAATTTAAAATCATACTGTTCTTTTGCCTGTTAAATATGCTTGGGATACGCCGATTGACCCTCTCATGTAACCATTAGTTCCTGCGGAAATATTTTGAGAAAACGCTTGTCCCGTGCACCCAAAACGGCCAATAGCTGTATCGCCCGCATCTGCGTATACATCGTGAATATAAATATCCAAGGTAGCCTCATAACCCGTAGTGGTCAAGACATCCCCCAAATCTTCTCCTTCAACATTCATATTTATTCTTACGTTTTCCTTTGTTACTCTAATTGGAAGGCCGCTTCCAATTGGAACTACAGGGTTACGCTCAGTGGTCACAGAATAACTAAACCCTAAATGGTTATTCAATCCAACATCGGTCCCTGCGACATATGTGCGGGCACCATGTCCAATTGCTCGAAGCTCCTCGCGCGTACCTCTCATTGCACTGTCGCTTTTACCAGATACCTCTGCACTTAATTCCCCATAAATATCTAAGGAAGATTTTACCTCAATAGGCTCAAAAGGTCTTACTGAAAAAGAAAGACCCTTGATGTATCCGCTACTAAATTCGATTCCACCCAAACTACCCTTTAGCGGTTCACCTGTCCATTCTACAGCAGTTAAAGGGTTAAGAAAAGGGTGCAGCGCTCCAGTCAAATAATGACTAAACTCTAATGTCCCCTTCAAGGGGGCGGTAGGAGCATATCTGATAACACTGCCTGTAATATTTTCGACAGGGGTAACAGACGCTTCAACGCCTAAAGTAGCACTCTCGGCAAAAATGCTTTTGCCTTCAATTTCCAGTAATGCTTTTTCATATTTTATGAATTTAGCCATTCTTAAGCTTTATGCTTTGCGCCATATATAGCCCATGTCCATGTAACCGTAGTTGCATATAAATCGGGCGTTGTACCTGCCGAACGAAATGTAATCTGGCAACTTCCCGCAGCTTTACTAGTCGCCTCTCCAAACAATACCTGACTGTTTCCTGAATCCCAACCAGTGGCTACAACTGTATAAGTGCTTGCATCGCCCGTAGCAGCTAAGTCATTTACAAAACTAATTTGGGCAACATTTGTAGACGGCCTAGTAATAGCGGATACGTTATATTGACCCGATCCATTAATTGCACTCCCTGAACCAACCGCGGTACCAAATGCAGCTGGAGTGTTACTGGCATTGACACCACCTTTTGCGTTTCCTGTTGTAGCTCCATTTATGTAAACAGTGTTAGTCTCTAAAGTACTATAAAAAGCAGTATTATCAGGGCTCGTAACTGCCGTACCCCCAAGTGTTGTAATGCCAAAATATTCTACAGAAGTGTCTTCAAAAGAACCAGCAAGCCAATTAAACTGGTTAGCGGAAGCGTACCCAATCGCTGCAGTATCATCATTAGCAGCGTTAGCCACCAATGCCAGCCGCACGCCAGTAGTGCTACTTGAAGCAATATAGGCTGCGGTTGTCTTGGCTGCCCTTGAGTCGCTGCTTTTGTCATGTAAATTGCCAACAGCTAAAGGATAAAGAAAATCTGGGGTAGTTGAGTCTTGCCAGCTAGACCCTATATTTATATATCCCGTACCCTTACTAATAACAATGCCTTTGGCTTGATTTGGAGTATTGTTAGTACCCTTAATTTGCAAGTATGTACCGGCTGCTGCCTCATTAATGAAAAAACAATCTGATAACTGAAAGCTTGAGTTGCCACTTGTAGCATTAATCTTAAGCATTGTGCCCGTACCCTCTACGTGCAATGGAGTATCTGGATTATGAATCCCAATTCCCACTCGTCGAGTAGCCCCATTTGCAAGCACTACCAAGGGAGATTTATAAGTAGCTCCGTTATCATAATAAAAAAAAGTTTTCTTGGTAGCGCTTGATACATTTCTCATTATGTGCAGAGCACTAGAAGATGTAATTCCGGGTCCATTAGTACCATCAGAATAAAGATAGACACTATAAGGACCACCCGCACTATGCGTACCTCCCTCAAGTTCGAAACTAGGGGTAGTAGTAGCAGTCCCATCGCCAACATGTAAACGAGAGGTAGGACCGGGATTTCCTATACCAACGCTTCCTGAAGTTGTTAAAGTAAAGCGATAGGCGCCAACAGTGACATCTTTAATGTTAAATGAATCATTATTTGGGCCATCTACTCCAACAATACGATACTGTTGCACATCATTTCGAAACTCTAAATAAGGATAGCTATCCAAATAAGAAGCATACAATCTCAACAAAGCCTGAGAGGTGTCCGTGGGAGAGACTGTTGTCTTGATATCTAATTTGAAAGCAGGGCTCGTATTTCCTATCCCAACATTTCCCCCATCCTGAAGTGTTATGCCAATGTCCCCATCCCCATCGGCCAGAGACAGATTTCCCCCTGCGGCTCCTCCTTTAAATACGGGCGCGCTATGAAGCGTGTCCGTTTGAATCTTCATGATCTGATTGCTGTTGCTCGCATCTGCTATAAAAAGCAAATCATCCACCGCAGGTGCGGCACTCATCTCAGTATAACTACCAATTTGTCCCATATTAAAGTTCCTTATTTAAAAAGTCTACGAATTCTAAATTTACACTTAACACACCATCGATGGATGTGCTGATATTTTCTGATATTAGTTGTCCCGTTACGCTTCTAAAATTATATAACGTGCGCCTCCCATTATCGAGGAGGTCTTCTGGCACACTGTCTTCTAACGTGTCTCTTGTATTATCTTCAAGGCTCTGTATGCCGTCCGAGCTTTTATTGATTTTTAGTTGTATTGTTTCATAATGACCACTTCGTATCGTATCCATAATATTGGCCGTTTCGAAATCGTCAACTTCTACTGTAAAATTTGTTCTTACTTCTATAGGGTAATTTGTAAGCACCTCAGCTGGCGTAAAGCCAGCGCCCCCTGTTAAATCAGACGCAGTTTTCTGGGAAAGGTCATAAACCGGATCTCTTTGAATCGTGTAGCTTTGTGCGGCCTGCACAACCCTGTTGGTTCCAGATTGATTTAAACCGCACTCAATAGACCCCTGATTAGCAAAGGCAAAATATTCTTTTTGGAAATCAAAAGCAGAATTAGGCGCCTGCCCAGAGCAATCCAAATCTCCTTCCCTAATGCCACTACCAAACCGCCCAAAACTAACAAAAGAACAATCTACGGTAGGGACGCCCCCAATATCGCAGCTCACACTATAATCTGTCAAATAACCAGTATTAAAGCCTAATACCTTCTCTCCTCCCCCGTCCATCTCCGTATCATATATTAAAGTGCCCGAAAGTGGAGACTCTCCCGTAAATCTTAAAATAGGATCATCATACAAAATATCTCTAGCAAAAGACATGCTGCCCTGCAAAGGTCCAGCATAAATATTGCGCACAAACCCAGCTCCTAAAGCGTCTATCCTTTCTTCAGGTACAGTATAGCCTGCATTGATATCACGAATACCAGATAAACCCGTACCGTTTACAAAAAATTGCTGCTCATAGCTTGGTACTGCATTTTTTGCCATTACCTTCTCCTACCTCCGGGGCTCAAAGTTCCGCCAACTCTCTGCTCCTCAACAATAACACGCTTGACCGCCTCTGATATTCTTTTCGCAAATTCTTTGGAACTACTACCATTATCAGTATTGATATCTTGGCCTCCCTGCTCTGGGGAAGCGTTCCGACCTGTTGCATCATTTGCGCCAGTGGAGATATTTATACTAATATTGTTTGTATTAGAGGAGGGCGCCGAGAGGCCTCGTACGGACCCTCCCGCTTGGTAACCTCCTCCAAGGCCATAACGCCTAACTGCGCCCCCCCTTTGTCCCTCCCAGTCCGATGCTGCCGGACGCGACGGATGGGTGGCGCCGGTTCCGCGGCTTGGGATGGGTGGTCCTGCGGCCGATTCCGGCCCCCCGGGGCCATAAATATGTTCGCTCGCAACGCGTTTTCTGTGTTGTTTCCACTTTTTGCCTGCCGCATCCATTCCTTTAAACACGGCTGCGCTGGCTAGCATGGTAGCAAAGCTAGTCCAAAGAGCTCTTTTTTCTGCTTTTTTNGCTTTNCGTTTTTCNTCTTTGGCTCTCATNTTNTCCAATAATTCNTCCAACTCNGGACTNCCNGTAGCATAATAAAGGCCACTCATNCTNCTACTNAANGGATCNTCNTTTAAAGCCATGCGNCCNCCAAAACGAGGNGCTGCNCCAAAATTAATCTTATCCAAAACAGCTGGACCTCCCATCGCTGCTACCGCGTTTCTGTTCAACACNTATTCTTTCGGTTCCAACATTGCGGGAACCTTATCTCCGGTTCCAGTCCCCGGAACAAAGAGTCCAGCTTGGGCGCGAATTAGCCCCCCAAGCCTCTTTTGTTTAGGCATACCCGGTACGGCATCCACAATATTAGTGGCGATCCGGTTCAAAAACGCACCACGAATTGTCTTCAGCAAATCAGCCGCCATACTCCTCATAGCGTCGCCGATATTCTGCGCTCCATCTAAACCAGCCTCCATAGCAGTCACAAGACCATCTCTCATTTGAACCGGAAGTCGCTCTCCCAATAAATTAAATACTCTTTCACCATCTTCGCGCACTTTCCCCATACCAGTAGCCAACCCAGCACTGAATTTTGTGTCTAAAACGGCTTGCTCTTGTTGAAGTAATTTAAGAGTTTCAGCGATCAGTTTTTGTTTATTTTCTTCTATACTGTTTAACTTCTCTGCAGTATTAAGTTGCTGAAGTAGCCCTCGTGCTGTTTTACTAATAGAATCGTTTTCACTTTCAGATAAACGTAGAAGTTCCCTACGCGCTACTACAACTTCTTCTAGGATGATTTTATCAGATCCTGCTTTGCCACCTTTTTGTCCTCCTCCCGTACCCGGAATAGTTTTAGTTCTCGCGCCGCCGCCTCCTTCCTCGATCGTCAATGGAGTAAGTATTTCATTAGTTTTGAAACCTTTACCTTGCCACCAATTTCCCAGTTTTTGTCCCAACTCCGACTCCCTTATTCTCTCTCCTAACTCTTGTGCGGCTCTAACTTTTTTCGGATCTTTTCCTTGAGAGATTAATTGCTCATCTTGTAATGCTTTTGTATTTGCTTTTAATGCGTTGACCAACTCTTGTTGTTGAGTGATCATATCTTTTGTTATGTTCGTTTCAATTTCCAGCGCCTCTATTAATACTAGTTTTTTCTCGGTGTCAGCCTTAGTAGCCTCCAAGAGATCATCGCGCATTTTTAAATCAAGAGCATCAGCTTTTGCTTTTTCTTCAATAGCTTGCCTTTGTATTCCTTGGTTTATAGCACGAATAGCACCTTCTAGCTCAGCGCGTCTATTAATTTTTTCTACTCCCGTCATCCCTTGGAAGGTTCGAGCATTACCTAATTGAAATTGTAACCCAGCAGTTGCCACCTCTCCTCCAGCACGTAGCTGTGCCATGCGAATAGATGACTTGTCTTGAAGTGCTTTTTGCTGAAGAATGGCATCGCGCTCCCTTTCTATGTTTCGAGCTTTAATTTCTTCAATATTGAATTTGATTTGGTTTAAGCGCTCCTCCTTATCTATAACTGCGCTTGCTTTATCCCATGTTTTTCTTAATTCGGTTGCAAGATTTTGAATTTGCTCGTGCTCTACTTTGCCCCCCGGTTTCATTCCTGCCTTCTGTTCGAGTAAATCCAGCCCAGCGCCGATATTTCCCCCCAAAAACGTATTTAAAACCTCCCCAAGCTCCCTAAAACCCGGAGCCCCTTTATCTACGCGTGATTGCATAGCTGTTTTAATGCGACCTAAATTAGCGTCAACGAACTTAGCTGAAGCCACACCTCTCTTTTGTTGTATAGCAGTGGCACCGGCCCCCCTCCTCATTCCAGCCGCTTCGGTAGGAGATAAAGCCCCAGATAACAACGAAAGGCGTCCTTCTATAATAGCCGCGCGTTGTGCCATATTGATATCAATTTCAGCATTAATAACATTTATGTCTTCGAGCATTCTAAGATAAGGCTCCATAAAACCGCTCATGGTTTGAAGAAATTCTGTTTGGATTTTGGCGGTATTGTCAATCATGGAAGTGACGCCTCCTTTGTCGGCGCGGTCCTTAATTTGTTTTTGCATCTCATCGAATTGACCAACAAACTGAATGGCAACTGACGAATTCATATTATCCAACCCTGTAATGAACGCCTCAAATAACTCTAACCTACTTCCCGTAAGACCTTTAACCGCGTCGCTCCCCAACTCCTGAAAATCTTCCACTAATGTGGCTTCGGTAATGTCTGCCATCAAGTGTTTAGCCAACCTTTTTTGTAATTTTTCAACGGCCTCCGGGGTCATACCACCAACCAAGAGCTCAACCATCTCTCGGTTAGATCTTGTAAATTTTTCAGAATCAAAACGAGACCGACCCTCACGAAAAGAGAGTGTCTCGGACAACCAATTCGGATCTCTTCCCGTTTTCTTTTTAAACTCCTCTAATGTCAGAGGTAGGTTTAATTTCCCTTCAGCGAAAGTGTCCCCTTTTGCAGGCTGACTTTTGTCTCTAAATAATCCTTCTGGTGGTTTTGTTACGAAGGCTTTTTCATCACCATATTGAACTAGAGCTAAAGTTCCTCTTCTTAATGCTCTTTCTCCCGCTACCTCATCTGTAAAGTCTTTTAGCCTTCTGGTCATTTCTTCAACATTAGTGCCCGCCTCTAAAAAGTCCTTCTCTAGGTCAGTCCCGGCGAGGTCTTTCATCGCTTTTTCTGCTTGCTTAGTTGCCGAAGCCAACTCTCTTTGGTTGGTAGCTAAAGTAATATCTCGCATCGCTTGAATGTAAGCCTCTCCAGCACTTCCAGTTTTTGCAACCGTTGCCTCAAACTCCTGCATTTCGCCACTTAACGAGTCTAAAGATTGGCCGCTCATTATAGCCGAAGCAGCTAAACCCCCTAATCCACCCACCACAGCGCCAATTGCAGTACCTATTACCGGCGCAAACATAGAGCCTATACCTGCACCCGTTCCTAAGCCAGTTAAAACACCACCCGCCATAGATCCTCCTCGACCTCCGACCCCTTGTTCAACCATGCCACCTAACATCGGAGCGCCCATCATTAGGGCCATGCCACCCATACCCCCCATTCCAAATCGACTTCCTCCTGCCCCTCCTACCCCTCTAGCCTCCTTACCTGCTTCGTCAAACCATTTACCCCCTCTTAGCGTCATTGTTCCTGCAAAATTGGGGACATCTCGTAATCCTCGAGGCTCATCAATAGTATTTGTTACCGCGAGCCCAGCAGGATTTTGTATGCTTGAAAAACGAGGATCAGAATTAATACGAATAGATGAAGAAGGAACCCCCGAAGCTTTTTCCCGACCAATAGCAGCACCAAGCCCTCCTCCTGCAAAATTAGGAATATAACCTCTAGAGGACTGTCTAAATCTTTGAACATCGCTCATCTTAGCCTGTTCGTACGTAAGCTTGGACCTCAAAATG